CTGGTTGGGCACCGCATTCGGCCGGTCGGGCAGAAGTCGGCGTTGCCACCACTTCAACTGGCGGGGAATGAACTCAGTCCCAGTGTCGCCACGCCAAGTGGGGAGATGCAGGCCCAGCGCCTCGGCATCGGCGGCAGCCCGTGGGCCCAGCCCGACGTACGCCTCTCGGACTTCACGGAACTCTGGGACGTTCTCTAAGACCCAGTCTGCAACCTCATTGCCGCTTGTCCGCTGTCGTGGCAAGACAGGGCCGAAGTACCCCGGGGCCACGCCGTATTCAGACGGAGACTCCGCATAGTCCACCAGGGCACGCTGCAAGTCGGTGCTGTTGAACCGCCGCAGTTCTTCCGGGATGGCTTGCTGTGTGCCGTTGATGACGGCCGAGTCGGGGACTACGGCATTCATGGCCTCACGCATCTGGCGAGTGCGGAGAAGGCTGGTGGCCTCGTCGCGTCGGATGTTGTCGGCGCGAGCGATGCGACTGTCCCACTGCACGGCCGGGTCTAGCGTGCTTCCGGAGGGGGCGTGAAAGGCTGCATTGAGTGCGGAGACGAGCGGGCCGGTGTAACGATTCGTCTTAGAGGACTCGCCCAGCCAGTCTAGGCCCCCGGCAATCTGGTCAGCCGTCTGGCCTCCTCGCCAATTCCAGCCGATGTTCGTGCCCGGGATTCGGAAATCCATCACGCCCGTGATCGGAGCGTCTAAGTTGTTTGGGTCTGCCCCGAACCGCCTCGCCTGATCTTGGAAGCGTTGCAGTGCGTCTGCGTAGTCGGGGGCTTCAGCCAGAATCTGCCTGGGTGTGGCGTTGCGAAGATACTGCCGCACGCCTTGGCCGGCATCGCGAGCGACGGCACCTCTCGCGGCCTGCTGAAGCGAGGGCTCCAGTCCGCGATAGGCATCCTCGGCAGCAAACCGTAGTCGCCCAGTCGATTGCAGCGCCTTGCCGGCTGGCGTGTACGCACCTTTCCCAAGCAATGCCCATGGTGCGACGTATGTCAGGGGGTCTAAAAGGACCTCGGCGGCGAGGCCCGTCCCGAAGTTCGACCAAGTATCCTCGCTGCCGGTCATGCCGTACTGCCGGAGAAGCTCCCGCCCGGTGACCCGGTCGTCGGAAGTTTCCCACAGTGCTGATGCAGCCTTGCCAAGGCCACCAGAGAGCCCGCCACGGATGATGGCTCCCGGGGTATCCAAGAGCCAGCCCACTGCGGAGAGCCCGCTAGAGCCCATCTCCGCCAGCGAGCGGAGCATGCTCGTCTTCTCCTCCTCGGGCATGAGGTCGGAGAGGGTGGGCTTGCGGCGAATTGGGATCAACCCAATCGGATCGATCTCATCGCCCTGATCCGGCAGGAACCCAGACTGCAGCTGGTCGTACGGATCGAAGATGTCGAATAGCGGGGAGCGGGCCATTTACTACAGCCCGTGCGGAGCCGGCGGGTTATAGGGAGAGCTGCCAGCGGCGGGTGCCTGCGGGGCGCCAACGCCAAACCACGACCGCTTGTTCATGTAGCGCGCCGCCAGCGCCTCGGCCTCTGGCTGGCGCAGGTTATACGGAGGTCCCATCAAAGCCTTTGCCATGCTCTGCGAATCGCTGTCGTTCACGCCAAACCAACCAGTGTCGTAGCTTTGGGCCAAGCGAAGCAGTTCCTGCTGCGCCTCCGGTGAGTCGGCTTTGTTGTTGGCGATGTCGGCCGCACCGGCGGAGGCTGGGTTCTGCTGTCGCAGCCTGTCCTGCAACATCATGCGTTGCTCTGGGGTGGCGGCCGGGTTGTTGGTCAGGAACGCCGTCATGGCAGACTGCGCCATGCGGCCTGCCTGTTGCGCGTTGTTGGCGTCTACGCCCGCGGCCAACTGCCCGCCGGGCAGCATGTACCGCAGCGAGGATTGCTGCTCGTCGGTGATGCCTGGATCGCCCATCATCGTCCAGGCATTGGCAGCAGCCTTCGTGCCACGCGGGCCACCAGTCGGCTGGCCACCAGCGAGCATGGACTGGGCCCTCCATGCATCCTGGCGACGAGCGAGATCGGCTTTCGCGGCCTGTGCATCCGGCGTGGCGGCGAGCTTGTCGCGGAATGCCTTGCGAGCCTGCCCCTCGGTGCGGTCCTGGGCGATCAGTTTCGCGCGAGCAGCGCCTTGTGGGCTCGGACCCTGGTGGCGGGCGTCCATTTCCAACTGTCGGCGGTAATCGATTCGGTCTTGCTCCGCCTTAGTGCGCGTTGCGTCGTAGTCCGTCACACCGCGAGCGTCACCAGCCTCTGCGATCTCCTGCGCTTTCGGCCCATACTTCTGGCCGATGGCCTCATTCCGCTCACGGGAGTTGGCGGCCACACGCTCTGCCTCGCGGGCACGGCGGGCGTTGTCGGCAAGCACGGACTTGTCGGGAGCCTCGGCCGGCAGCGGCATGCCCGGGCTCCAGTTACCCCAGTCGCGACCTGAACCATCATGGCCGTCCAAGCCTGCGTCATCGCCCACCGTGGACTGAGGGGCGCCAGCCATGCCGTCCGAAAGATCAGAAGGCTCCATGCCGCGCTGGGCGGTGCGCACATCCAGGCCCGACCAGATTTCGGAATTGCGGTCGCTCATGCCACGGTCACGCATGAATTCCGCGATGATCTGCTGCGCCTTCTCGGGGCCGTGGCGGCGAACGAGTTCCGCGGCGTCAATCTTGGGATCGTAGCCCTGCATTACCGTCTCCTCAGTTGCGGATACATCTTCTTCATGCGTTGCTCGGCCTTGTACTCCTCGCTCTCCGGCGGATAGAAGGAGTCCATAGCCTGTCCGGTCTGGGCATCTCGGATGGAGACAACCTGACTGCGGAGGGCTTCAATCTCTTCGGGGGTCAGCGCCTCCACCTTGGGAGTCGAAGCCGGGATCGGTCGCGACTCCTCCACCAGATTGGCCGTAGCCATGGGATCGTCCTCCAGGAGGGCGAGTTCCTCTGGCATCGGCATCGGCACAGACTGCGGGATGTAGTCGTCCGTCACCGGAACGTCATCCACGGGGAGCATGTCCACATCGGGGATGTCTACTTCCATTGGGCGGGACATCCGTGGGCGGGGCAGTTCTTCCAGCGGAACGTCGGCAGTGGTCGGGCCGTCGTTGTACCCGCGGGTCAGCGACTCACCCGCCATCATGCCACCACCCAGGGCCGCAGCCCCGGCCAGTTGGAGAGCCATGGCTTCCGCCGCAGCCGCTTCCTGCTGACCGCGAATCGAATCCTGGGCAGCCGTGAGAATGTCGTCGCGGCGGATGCGGTTGAGGTCGGTGTTCTGATTGCGGAGATTCAGGGTACGCCCAGACTCCAGTCCCATGAAAGAGTTGTTGGCCTTGTTCACCGCCTTCAACGTGCCGGCGTCCATGTCATCCAGCCGGCCGGCAACAGGCGGAACATCCAGCGAATTGAGCGGGACGGTCGGCATGGCGTCCATCGGCTCGCTCCGCATGCCACGCAGCATCTGCGAGATGGAAAGGCTGTCGGGATCAAACGAACGACCGGCCGCAGCGAGAGCAGCGTCGATCTCGTCGGTCGCCCGCCCAGCGGCACGCATGGCCGCAGCTGCGTCCTGCATATCCAAGAACTCAGCCATCGTACGCGGGGCACGGAAGAGACGGTTCATTCCCGGCATTATTTCTTCCCCTTCTTCGGGAGGTCTGCAAGATCGCCGTCTTCCGACAGGTCGTCGTCTTCCACCTTCGGCGTGTTGGGCTTGCCGTGCATCTCCTCGTCCAGATCAGCGAGGTCGTTCTTCTCTGGGGCACGCTTGGCCTTCTTCTCCAGCTGCTCCAGGATGGACTTCTCCTCTCCGTCAGAAGCGGTGAGAAGTTGTTTCACCATGCGCTTCAGCGCGGCGTTGGTGAGATCGTCCAGATCGAAGTTGACTTTGGCCATTATCGAAGCAAGCCCCCAAGGAGCGAGGAGAAAAGGTTCATTTGCATCTGCTGGCGCTGGAGGCCAGCCATTTGGTTTGCGTAGTTGTTCTGCTGCTGCAGGCCACCGAGAGCCTGTGCCTGTTGTTCCATGCCGGTCTGGCCTTGGAGGAGAAGGCCGGAGTTGTAGGCTCGGTTGGTGAGGTCGTTTCCGTACGCCTCGGCCACGCCGTTCGCCACGTTCTGCGCGGCGTCAATGCCCGCCTGATTGCGCTGGGCAGCGCCGCGCGAAAGACCGCCGCGATCCAGCTGCTTCATGTTGAAGCGCGGATCACCCATCGACAGCGCGCGGGAGTAGCGGCTGTTGAGGTCCTTCTGCAACTGGGCTGCCGTCAGTCCGGTGGGCAGCTTGTCGTTAATCTGGACTTGGTTCAATTAAACAGACCCCCAAGAAGATTGCCCACCATGCCGTACATGTTCCCCAAGCGGGTGTTGGTAAGCTGCTGCTGGTTCTGCTGGGCTTCGTTCATCTGCTGCAAGCCCGCCAAGACCAGACGGCGCTCGGCATCCTTCTGCTTCATCTCGTAGTCGGTGTTGACCTTCGTCGCCTCAACGTCATAGGCCGCTTGGTTGGCGACGTTGGAGGCATTGAGGATGTCCCGATGGGCGGAGCCGTAGTTCCACGGGGACTTAATCTTCAGGCCCTCCAGGGCCTTCTGCCGGTCACCCGCCGTTAGTGGCTGGGAGTTCTTCAGCGAGGTGTTGTATTGCAGCATTAGCGCCTCCGTGGGGCGCCGACGCCACGGCGCTCGTTGGGATTACCTACGAACGACAACGCACGGGGCGAGGGAACCCAAGAGTTGCGGGGGCCCGTGAAGGTCCCGCGAGTCTCTCCAGAGAAAGGATCGCCAAACTCTCTCCGAAGCTGGGCGTCGATCTGCGCCTGCCGGTCAACGACTGGGGCGGCCGGCTGCGGGTTAAACATCCCCGAACGACCGATGCTGTTGTCGTACAGACCACGAATATCGCCGCGCGTGCTGTTGAAGCCAGAGTTCAGGCCGGACAGGACGCCATCGAAGTTGGCCCGGTTGCGTGGGTCGGTCTGCGCTCCATAGAACTGGTTCATGCCCGCCATCGAAGCGCCGATGCCCATGCCTCCGAGATTGGCGATATCACCAGCAGCCTGCCCCATCATCATCGACGGCATCATGCGCGAGGAGTAGTGCTGGTCATCGATCTGCTGGCGGCCGAGATCGGCTCCGCGATCCAGCCGATTGGGCAGGTCCTTGTCCATGAGGCTGCTGTTCACGCCGCCCATGCCGCCGAACACGCCGCTGGCAACGCCGGGCAGCATGCTGTTGTCGGTGCGGCGGTTGATGCTTCCAAAGAAGCCGTCACCACCACCGCCGCCGCCGCCGCCAAAGGAACCGGACGCAATCCCACCACCAGGGCCAGAAGCGGAAAAACCACTGCCTCCGCCACCGCCACCTCCAAAACTCCCGCCGAAGTTAGCAGAAAGGTCACCCACGGCTGCAGCGCCGCCAAGGCCGCGCGACACATCGCCATACGCACTGCCCAGCTGACCCAAGGCAGAGTTGCGGGACTGGCCGTACTGCGACATCCCCATCTGGTTGGCGGTGTGCATCTCAGACGCTGCCTTGTTGTAGGCGGTCTGGTTCTGCGCCCAGGCAGCGAGGGCCGAGTTGCCAATCCCGCCGTACGCGCCCAGCATGGACGAGCCGATATTACCCATGGCGCCCTGGCGGGCAGCCTCGGACATGGCGTTGGCCCCGTACCAGTTCGACCGCTCGTTCGCCTGGGCTTGGGCCAGTGAGGACAGCCCGGCAGAGTAGGCGCCGTAGTTGTTGGCCATGTGGCCTGCAAAGGCGGCCGGCTGGGCAAGCGCCGTGGTGGCGACAGGAGTGGCGGCCTGGGCGTAGGCGGGCTGAGTAAACCCACCCTTCTGGTTCGTGAAGTTCCAAAACATAGATGTCTCCTACTGACTAATGTCCTATGGCCCAAAGACCGGATACTGGACGGCCCCGACCTCCCCAATTCCCGTGCAGACAAGGGTCTGGACGGTCGTGGCGGGGGTGCCAGAAATCTGAAGGGTCTGCTCGGACTGGTCGGCAGCAACGGGGGTATTGATGGCTTTGGTTCCGGAGAGGGTCCGCGACTCGTCGTTCTTCGTAGCCGGGGTTCCGGAGACGGCGACGGAGGTTGAGCTGATGTCTGCGGGCGTGCCGCTGAGGCTCGCGCTGGTGGCCGTCGAATTTGGCGTCAGTCCGGTCACGTCCGCGCCGGTGGCCGTGTGCGAGGGAGCAAGCCCCGCAACGGAGGCGCTCGTGGACGTGTGCGTTAGCGATAGGCCAGCCACCGATGCGCTGGTGGCCGTGTGCGCCAGCCCGGCACTGGACAGCGATAACGCACCGTTCGCGGGTGCGGTGCCAGTGAACGTCGCGGTCGCAGACGAAGGCACTTGGATGGATGTGAACGTCGGAGTGGTGGTGACGGAGCAGGTGGAGGAGTTGAACGTGGACGAGACTCCCGTCACAACAGAAACGGACTGGAAGGTGAGGGTTACAGCCACCGTACCGGCAGGGGTCGGGAAGGTGATCGGTATGCCCGCGGCCGGGAAAGTTATGCCAGTCGCCTTGTCGTACGAGACCGTCCCGCCGCTGACGGCCGTCGCCTTGTCGTACGAAACTGTTCCGCCTGTGATTGACGTTGTCTTGTCGTACGACACCGTCCCACCAGTGACGGACGTAGTCTTGTCGTAAGTGATTGAGCCGCCGGAAATGGCGTTCGTGACCTGGGGGACGGATACAGTTCCGCCCGATATTGCATTCGTGATGACCGGCACAGACACAGTCCCGCCACTAATCGCATTCGTGTTGATGTCTTTAATGGCGTTCGTTGGGATCGTGGCTTTGGCGGTCCCTCCTCCGATAGCGTTCTGGGGTATGGGCACTCGCGCGAAGCGGGCGTCATAAAACGGAACCTCAACAACGCGCACATTCAGCTGCGGCAGCCCGCCATTGGGCGGTTGCGCCGGTGGCGGCCCCGCGGGAGGCTGACCTCCGGGCGGCTGTGTGGAGTAATAGTTATTGACGTAAGTGTTGTTGTGGTAACTGTCTCCGCCGACGTTGTACGTGGGCCCGCCGTAATAACTGCTGGTGTTAAAGTAGTTGTTCGTCGGGAAGGAAAAGTTGGGTCCACCGTAATAGACGCTGTTCCACGGGCTGCCCCACCCAGGCAGTTCGATAAGCCTGTCTCCCGGTGGGCGGGGGCCGTCCACGGCATCGATGGGCGGGATGAGGCCGGGGTATTGCCCCGGGTTCCAACGGCCCGGTCGCTCAACTCCTTGGTCGTTGGGATACGTCGGCGGTGCAATGGTGACTGGGCCGCGATGAATCAGCGGCATGTTGCAGTTGCCCAGCGCCTGCGTCAGCGCTTTGATCGCACCGTCAGGCAGAGCGCCGGCAAGGGCCCTCTGCAGCGCCGGCATGGCCTGCGTAAGCATTTACTTCACACCGTCGATTGATACGGCGTAGATCACCACGGCATCGGCCGCAGTGGTCGCCGCCTGAGTTCCCGACACGGCAATCGCCATGTGCCTGTCCCCACCAGAGGAGCGCTCGTCTACCCGCCCTGAGTAATACGCTCTGGCAAACCCGGTCGAATCCCCAAGAGCCGACCGGGTCTTCTTCATGTTGAGTTGGGCTGACGTTCCACCGGCCGTCGTCGCAAACCCGCCACCCTGGTCCGACGAGATCGCATTGGGTCGCGGTGTGCCAGAGTTGTTGTAGTGCAGGCCCACATTCAGAGTGGCATCGGATTGTGTTGGGTTGTAGACCACGCCGATAGCCCGCGAGCCACCTTCGTTCGACAGCGGCATCGCTCCCGTGCGCATGGCGTAGGGGATGGACGACCCAGCGTCCGTGCCACCATCAAACCGCGAGATACCCCCCGCCGCAGTGCCATACACCTCTTGAATGCGACCGCCCACAAATGCAGGACATCCTGCCGTCACGGCCTGTGGATACGTCTCTTCCCACCATGCCTTCGTAGCAATGCAGTAGCAGAGCGCTCGCACCGGGGCAGAGTCGCTGGCGGTGCAGTAGAAGAACCGCACGGTTCTGGAGCCGAGATCGGCACGAACGTGGAACTGGCTGGACTTAGAGAAGTCGATGATCCCATCCCGCCAGTAGTTATCGACCGGCACGGAGACGGGGTCTTCAGCCCGCCCGTCGAAGGCGTACATTCCATAGCCGTCTACCAGAAATGCCACGCCCGCCATGGTGGCCCAGCACGACGTATTCAGCACGCCGCGATAACTCCCCAAGATGATGGAGGCGTCAATCACCGGCTGGGCCACATAGTTCAACTTGTAGATATGCGACTGCTGGGCGATCAGGAGTTCCGTACCGAACGGGATCAGGGCCACAATCTTGTCGTGATCTACCGTGTTCTCTTGGACGACCAGCTCGTTCTCTTCCGGGACGCTCTCCGGCTCGTCAATTTCGGAATACAGCAAGGAGTTAGGCCGCAGGCCCGTGGTGTCCACGGCGTACCACGCCCGATCCTGGAACATGCAGGCGACGGCAAACTCGCCAGGAGGGATTCCAAAGCGCCGGGCGTTCAACTGGCCAGATGGCAGCGTGATCGGCATCAGGCCGTACTTGGCCCGCTTGGTGTCTTGCAGATCGTCGTCCGTCAGTGAGTCGGCGTACGTGCCAGTAAACGCCGCATCCGTTCGCTGGATCGTCGCCACGCGGTAGAGGATGACAGCCTGATCGGCGGAGGTCCTCCAGAGTTCTACTGCACTGACACGGTCGTCAATGCCGGTATTGTCAAACGACCATGTGAGTGTGCCGGCGGAGCCGGGGATATCGACTTCTGTCAGATCGGAGATTGCGGACGGGACAGGGCCGTTCTCCGACTCCGGCGTGTCGTCCAGATAGCGGATGCAGCACTGGTACTTGCCGGACATCGGACGCTCCAGCGTGGCTACCGCCTTGGCGGAGGTGTCCTCAATCGTTGCCGTGGGTGGCTTGGCGTAATCCCCGCCTGCGTAGACGGTGGCCCCGGTAACAGCACCGGAGCCGTTGATGACGGCCGTCGCCGCTGCGCCGCTGCCGCTGGTGTCATCCGTCGCAGCGCGGAAGGTAATCACCGGCGCCGCCATGTAACCAGTGCCGCCGCTGATCGCCGTGACGGAGGTCACGCGGTAGGACATCTGCACAGCCACCACAGCGCCTGATCCACCACCACCAGCAATCGTGGCCGTCACCGCCCCGGTAGCGCCAGTGCCGCCGGACAGGATATTGATCCCAGACACCTTACCAAGCGAATCCACGATCACATTAGCGTTGGCGCTCGTCAGCCCCTGCGCGGAGGAGAAGGTAATGGACGGGCTGGTGGTCGCGGCGAAGACATACCCAGAGCCGCCAGAAATCACGGTGACGCCAAACACCGAGCCCATGACGCCGACACCGAGTGTAGCGCCGCCGGCGCCGCCACCTGTAAGCGTCACAGACGGGGTGGACTGGTAGTTGGCTCCATTTTCCGTGACGGTGATCGAAGTCACCCGTCCATCCGTGATGGTGGCTTTGGCCTTCGCCGCAGTAGAAGGACTACCACCACTAAACGTCACGTCGGGCGCGGACGCATACCCACTGCCAGAATTGACGATCTGGATCGCACTGACGAATCCTTGGTTGGTGGCAGCCGCCTGGACAATCGTCGGCCCGCGACGAGACTTCGACAGGCCAATGGGTTCGACTGAAGCATCGACGCCGTTCCAGCGAACGCCCCTCCCCATCCCGTCCACGCCGTACATGTCGTTGTAACGGCCTTTGAAGAAGCTCATCGGGCGAGCGGAGCCGGTGTACACCGCAGCCGTCGCCGCAGCCCCCGTTCCACCACCGCCGGAAAACGAAATCGTGGGAGCCTGGGTAAAGCCCGTGCCACGCGCAGAGACGAAGACAGACTCCACCGCAGTGCCGGCCATGTGGGCATAGGCTGTAGCACCAGTGCCGCCGCCGCCAGTAATGGTGATGGTGGGTGGCGTGGTGTACCCGGTGCCTCCGGTGGCGACGGTGATTTTGACCAGACCGCCAGGGGAACGTGAGCCGATCTGCATTACGATGGACCTCGCGCTACGAAAATCTTCCCGTCCGAGTTTTGGTAGACGATGCTGTCCGTGTCTCGCGGGTAACGGAACGTCCGCACAACGGGAGCGGTTGATCCCGTGTGCTGCGTGAACGACACGGACGACAGGCCAGGACGCACCGTCAGCTGCCCAGGGGCGATGACCTGCAGATTGACCTGCGTCACCGCGGCTCCAGGAGGTAGGGCATAGGGACTAGCGTTGGTCACAAGCCCGGCCCACTTCTCAATCGTGATCACGGCGAACCTCCATCGTAGTCGTCGGCTTGGAGCGGGGTTCTCCAGCCGTAGGCATCCCAGACCACCCGGATCGAACCAGACAGCGGAGCCACCTGATCGTTCTCCATGGCCAGCCGCAGGTCGCGCTGGTACATCGCAAAGGCATTGTCCGGCTTGGCGTTCCGAGTACGGGCCAGCCAGTATTCACACCCACTCAGCAGGCAGTTGTGCATGCCGGGGGGCATGTCCACCGGGTCGGTGATGACGTACTTCACGCCACTGGCCGAGAGCGCCTTATCCACCGTGAGGGAGGTGCTGCTGGCAACGGCCGTGATGCGAGCCTCGTCCACGTAGGGGTTCATCGACCCCAACGTATCGGGATGCTTGTCGGCCGTCCCGATACGAATGATGGACCCCACCATGCCGGTGGAGAAGCTCGTCCCCGATCCAGTGACAGTGGTGCCGCTTGCACTGACCGTCCCCGCCCTGGCAGTCGTCTCATGCCCCGACAGTCGCAGCAGGCGAGGGGATCGGCGGTAGGTAAAGTCCAGCGTCTCCACATCAATGGGATAGCCGTCCATCAGGACTTTGATGGCGTACCCGAAGGAGTTGGGGTCTTTGACAACCGTCCAGTAGTACGGAGGTCCCAGGGCGGAATTAGACGCTTCCAGCTTCATCGCCACGTCCTGGGAGACGTACTGGAAATTTGTCCAGCCCGTGTCATCCACCGGGGCGTCGATGTTGCGGAAGTCCTCCGGGAGCGGGAACACCGTCCGGAACGTGCGGGCCGACGCGGCGTTAGGGATGTCGGTCGGGAACCGCAGCGTGGAGTCCAGCGTGACCTGCGTATTGCTCACGCGGGTGGCGATCTTGGCCACCACCTCGCCAATGCGGATCATGTGCTGGGCCGCATCGGTCGGGAACGGATCGCCGGACTGCTTGGTGATCGTCCGCGTAGAGGCCGTGTATGTGACCGTGCCCTGCCATGTCGGGGAGAGAATGATCCGCCCCTGCTGGCTATAGAACTCCCAGTCCCGAATCCAGGCGATCTCCTGATAGGCCCGCTGGATGGCCGTGCGGATGTCCTTCTGCTCCGCGTCCTGCGGCCCGCCAAACGAAGCGGTGATCAGGTGTTCTACAGTGTCTTGGTACGTCAACATCAGGCGATCACTCCCTGCTCAATGCCAGCCTTGCCGATGTAGGCCATCAGGGCCGTCACGGCTGCGGCAAGATCAGTGTCCGTCTGGGCCTTTTCCAAGATGTTGTCCACCTGGATCAGCTGGCTATCGGGCTCCACGTAGACCTCGCCTTCTTCCACGGCAAACCGGCGTAACCGCACACGGGCAGTGGCATCTCCTGCGGGGGTGGGGGCGGAAATCTCAACCACCTCAATCCAGATGCGGTCATATGTGCGGGCGGGAATTACGAGCGGCTCGGCCGCCATCAGCAGGGGAAGGTCCATAGATCACCAAGTGGTTAGGGCGATGCGGCGCCAAGTGTTCGTTGCAATGCACACATACAGATACGAAGAGTCCCAGCAGACTTCCCCTTGGTTGCCAGTGGCCGTCGAACTGGCCGGGGTGCGGGCTGTACCGAGTCGGAGAGTGGAGCCGGAGAGATGAAGGCCGACGCCGCTGGAGATCGTAGGGCTCGCAGTCCCTATGCCGACGTTGCCTGTGGGGTCGATGGCAAACCGTGGCCCGCCGCCAGCACCTTGCTGCCAGATGTAGAACGTTCCAGCAACCCCAGTGGTGCCTGTCGTTCCGTTGACGGCCAACTCCCAAGTCCTTCCGGGGGCGGAAATCTCTAGGACGCAGGCAATTGTGTCGGAAGACTGAATGCGAGCAGCAAAGAAGCCCGCTGAGTTGACATGAAGCGTTCTTGTGGGGCTCGTTGTCCCGATGCCGACGTTGCCGCCGTTTTGCAGGGTCATCAGCGTGTTGCCGCCTGCTGCACTGATAACGGCATCGGGAGTGGCAGTGCCGTTGTTGGCACCGAAATAGACAAACCCACCGGCCGCTGAAGCCGCAACGCCCACGCCGTATTGTTCGCCATTAGCCCTGAACAGGGCACGCGCGCCAGAGGTCTGGATGCCGGTGCTGGCATAGAGGATGCCGGAGCATGATATGTTTCCGCTTACGGCCAACCTCTGGTCGGGACTCGCAGTCCCGATGCCGACGTTGCCACCGCCAGACTGCAAGACGAGATTGCTCCACGCTGTCCCACCGACATTGGTTGCCGCGATGAACCCGTAGGTGTTCCCTGTCGCAGCGCCGTGTCCGGTGCCGATAATCGTTCCTGTTGAACCGAGAACGAAATCGGAGGTTGTGTTCCAGAATTGACCACCACTGACATGGAGTCGCTGGTTGGGGCTCGTAGTCCCGATGCCGACGTTGCCCGTAGCGGCAATGCGAGCGCGTTCCGCAAACGCAGAGGTCAAAGACGAGTTGTCTCTGTTGGCGAAAACAATGTCATATGCGCCGTTGCCCTGATTCTTGACGCCGATCTTCGCGCCGACATTAGTACCGGCTTCTTGGAAGGCAATCGCCTGCTCGCTAAACGCACTGCCGGAAGCGGCCAGCAGCCTTACGAAGTCAGTGCCGCCAGCCCAAGTCCCGCTCGCGATTGTGCTGACAGCCGCAACGTCCAGCCTCGTTGTCGGACTCGCAGTCCCGATGCCGACGTTGCCGTTGGCGTCCATGCGAAGGCCGCACGTTGCGTTGTTCCACGGTGCGATGACGAATGCGCCCGTATTGACCGTGCCTCCGGTATAGATGATTCCAGAGTCGTTGGCCTGAACGATGCCGTTATTTGCGCCTTGGCCGTTCAGTGCGCGAATCTGCAAATTGGAAGTGCTGCTTGCCAGAAGGATGCCGTCGTTGGCGGTGTTGGTGCGAACATCCAGCCTCGCGCTTGGGCTAGTTGTTCCGATGCCGACGTTGCCGTTGGCGTCGATGCGCATACGCTCGGCGTTGGCTGTCCACACGGTCAGCGGCTGCGCGGCATTGACGTATGCCGTTCCCTGAATCCGCAGTTCGTTATTGAACGCATACAGTCCCAGTACAGCACGGTTTGCGCCTGTGTCTTCGATGAAGATGCCTTGGCCCGATCCGGCAACGTGCAACTTTGCGCCGGGGCTCGCAGTCCCTATGCCGACGTTGCCCGATGGCAGGATCACAACATGAGATTGGTTGTTGGCCTGCAAATGCACGGAGTTGTTACTGGTGGCCCCGAAGTATGAAATTCCAGCGGCCGCAATAATGCGGCAGTTCGTCGTGCCATCGACCGAATAAAGTCCAGAAGATGATGCTGTCACCGCCGTTGCGGTCAGCGCACCCGTCATCGTGTCGCCCGTGATGTTCACATAGCGGGCATCGGCATCGGCCTGTGAGATGACGTTGGGTTTGTTGGACAGGTCGTTGTACGATCCCGATGTCGCGACGGCGGCCAACCCGGTAATAGTGCTGGCCGGCTGGGTGCCAGTGTGGTTAGCCCTTTGAATGGCGGCGGCCTGGGCGGCATTGGCCTTGCTGGTCGCGTCGGACGAGGCGGCGGAGGCTACGGCAGCGTCTGCGGCAGCCTGGGCTGTGGAGACGGGCTTATTGGCGTCTGAGGTGTTATCGACGTTGGACAGGCCGACATCGGACTTAGAGAGGACGTAGTCAGTCCAAGAGGCCCCGTCGTACCGCAGGACGGCCCCAGAGGCGGGGCTGGTGATCGACACGTCTGTCAGGCCATCCAGGTCGTTGGCCCCAAATTGGCCCACGTAGGCCAGATTGACCCATTGGGTGACGCCATCCCCCACTTTGATCCGAGTGGTATCCGTCTCATACCCAAGCTCCCCGGCAAAGAGGATGGGATTATTGACAGTCCACTCCGCAGCCGAGCCACGGCGGTGCTGGATACGCTGGGAATTACCCCGGTTTTTGGACATGGAGACTCCTAAGAGTCATTGTCCGGCGGGGGGGAAAGGGGAAACGGGCGGGAATTGCCGTCCCTTCGCTCGCTAGCGCACTACACCAGCAGGCTCGTCAATTCGTAGGGAATCAACTGCCGTATTTCTTCCAGAATCTTCGCCGTCTCCTCGCTCGGCTCGCCATGCTTACAGATCGCCCGGCAGCGGTTGTCGATCAACTCCAGCGCTATCAACGCCTCGCGGCCTGCCAGAGCGTACCGATGCTCGCGGGCGTCGTCCGTGTCGCTCAGGTCGAACTTCAGGATCGCGTGTGCCATTCCTTATACCAATTTGGGTATATACCCTCGCTCGGTGTAGCGTGCCGGTCGGGTGTGGCGTTTCGGGTTTCCCGAATCGCGAACGCCCCGATTGTATCGGAGATCGTTCGTGAAGCGTATCGTTTTTGATACGTGTCGGGCGCTCTTCTGGTGCAAGAGCGCACTACGCAGCCGCTCGCGTCTCCAAGATGTACCGCATGGCCTGCTCGCCAACGTGCTTGGTATAGGCGGGCGGGAATCCTTCCTTTAGTTCTTCCCACGACATATCCCGTTCGACGCCCATTGCCTCGCGGCCTTCCTCCACCGTCTTGGCCGTCGATCCGCCGATGACGAGCTTGCCGGTCTTCTTGCAGACGCCCTTACAGGTGTCGCCCATAACGTGATAGACGCCCACCGGCTTGCCCTGCTCCTGGTGCTTGCAGCCAGAGCCGACGAGCGGGAACGAAGCGAGGAAAAGCCGGTGCCGTCGCACCTTCAGACCGTAGGCCGAGCCGCACTCAATCGCAGCCCCATCCATGCCCGGAGCCCCCACGACGTTCTCCACGACCCAGGGAATGTCGTAGGTCCGCAGGAGGGCCAGCGTAGGCGTCAGCAGGTCGCCGTGCCTGCTGGTGCCGCCCTGGGCAGTCCGTAGGTGCTTGGCCCGCGTATGGGCCTGACACGGCGGCGAGGCGTGGATCAGATCGAACTGCGAGACGAAGGCCCGATCCCCAAGGATCGCAAGAGCGTGCGCCCATACGAAACGGTACGGGTAGCTCGCCCGCAGGAAGATGTCCACGCCGGTCGGCTCAAAGCCCGCCTGGGCGTAGCCATCGGCAGCCATCCCCGCGCCGCAGAACAGATCAAGAACTCGCATTCCCCGAGCCTACGCGCATAGCCAAATCTGGCAATACGTTTTCTGACCGACTCTCTCTAAGGTGTATACGGTCGCGCCGAACTATCCGGAGATTCCGGATCGTTGCCGTATGTTGTGGGAAGACGGCAACTCAGCCCACCGGCAGGTATTGCGACTCGTTGATTTCTTCCACGACGCCGCTGGCGAGCAACTGCGGCAGCATCGCGGCCACCGCATCGAACGCCAAGAACTCCGGCCGCACGGCCAGAAGGATTCGCCCCTCCGCATCGCGGGGAGCTGACTCCGCTGGATCGACGCAGGTTGTCGGCGGCTCATGCCCCCAGGCTGCGTCAAGCATCAGCCGCATAGCCTCGTATTGTTCGCTAGAAGCGATACGAAAATATCGGTTCACGATGCCCCCCATTGCGCGGCCAGCCCCGACCGGACGGTGGCACGTTCCGCATCGCTCAGCGCGCGGTCGTAAATCAGAACCGACCCGATCAGCCCAGCCCAAAAGCCACCGAACCCGGTGAAGCCGATATTTACTTGGCTCGCTGCCGTGTCGCTCGTAGACCCGGCAGTACCGTGCGCGCCGCTGGCGATGACGGTCGTTCCGTTGAGCATCGCAAGCGACGTTGCCGCCGTGTTGTTCCACAATGCCGATATGACATATATCGGGCCGGTAGAAAAAAAGCCGCTTGCAGACGATCGCGTCACAGCCGAGTCGGCGTCTAATCGCTGGCCGAGCAATCGAAAAATCGTTAGGCCGGTGTTGAACAGCAGTCCGTGCCGGTAGTTGCTTTGCGGCGTCAGGGCGGCGTAAACGAAACGCTCGCTTGCCGCTGCGGAGGTGAGTTGCACCACGGCAAACAACGACACGCCGCCGACGTTGCGACCGATATTCCTGGCAGCCACGTTCCCAGCTAGCCTGTCGTTCACGCCGTCAAAGAAAAAAGCCTGCTTGCCGCCAATCGTTGCGGGCGTCGTCGTCTGGGCATCGCTGGCACTGGTAAATAGCGTCGGCCTGTTGTTCGCCGTCGTTTGCGTGAAGTGGCGGGCGTTTCCGCTGAGGTCCGTCCACTGCGTGACCTGCCCGCTGGTAGACGTAAAACCGCCCGTGGCGGAAGCGTCCAGCCATAGCGCCAGATTTGCGATGCTTCGCGGGTCGAAAGCCTGCCGGAAGTAGCCGATCTTGCCTGCAAGCATTAGTGATTCTGCGAGGCCGTGCCAAACCAGTTCGTGCCGTCCGAGACGAAGACGAGAATGTCCCGCTTGTTGCTCGTCGCCGTGATCGTGGGCGCGGTGCCGCCCGCCCACAGGACGCCGGTAAACGTCGCCGTGAACGTCCCGCCCTGCGTGAGGATCAACGTGATCGACGCCCCAGCGGTCGGTGATGGCATCGTGAATGTGCAGTTGCCCGAGAGCGTCACGGTCTGGACGCTGCCGGTGGTCAGGGCCAGCGTCGTAGAGGTGCCGCTGTTGCCCACCGTTTGCGTCTGCTCCAAGACGATGGGGAGGCGGGCGAGGGCGACGGTGCCGGTGAGATTCCCCGCATCCACGCCCGTCGGGATCGGCACGATTTCCCACGCCGATCCCGTCCACGAATAGACGCGCCCGTTCTGCGTGGATTGGTCGCCTACGGTCGGTGAGGAGGGAAACGAGAATGGCATTAGGCTGGCTCCTGCGGCCACGGGATCGGCCCTTCGCCTGAGTAGACGCTCGGCAGATCGCGGAGCGCCTGTCGGTAGGTGGCCCATGCTTGCTGATTGACTGGCGCGTCGGCCACCTGTGTCCAATCGCTCGCCGTCAGTCTCGCGTTACGCTCCTTGCGAACGTCGGCCATATCGTGACGCTCTGGCTCGCGCACCCAGCCTGCGGGCAACTCCGCTTCGGGGACTGCCGTGCATCCTTCGGGGGGCGTCCAGCCTTCGGGAACGTCGGGCCGCACGAACGTCACTACGAGGCCGTCAGCGTTGAGGATCGCGAGAGATTGCATCGTTAGTACCAGACCGTAATTCGGACATAACCATCGCCACCGTTGCCGCCTGCGCCGGAATTGAAACCGTTGAACGACGCGCCGCCACCGCCACCGCCACCACCATAGGTGCCGCCGCTTCCACCGCTGCCGCCTGCGGTTGTTGAATTGCCGCTACCACCACCACCGCCGCCGCCACCAGGGGCCGCAGTGAAAGGGTTAGAAAATGCTGCATCGGCATTTTGACCGGCACCGCCCGGAGTTGTGCCGCCGCTCGCGTTGGCGAGATTGCCGCTCACGAACCACCCCTGAGCCCGCGCGATAGATCCAGCGAAAGATGCGTCGGCAGTTGATATGCCGCCACCGGCACCGCCGCCAGCGGCTCCAAGGCCAAGCTGATTTGCGCCGCCGCTTGGCGTTGTTGTGGCAGAAGAAGCGGCTCCGGCAGAACCGGCGTACAGAGAGTTTCCGACCGTTCCGCCAGCAGCCGCCGATGCCGTCCCGCCACCGCCACCGTTACCCCTACCGCCATACAGGATATGGGAGGAGCCGAGTTGAATCGCACTATCAGAGCCGTTTGATCCGGCGTTTCCGTTCGTGTCATTCGCTGTGACTGCCGCGCCGCCAGCCCCGCCAGCGCCAACAGTTATGGAGACACTCCGCGAAACCAACTCTGCCAGGCTTCGCGTAAACAGCAGTGTGCCACCGCCAGCCCCACCGCCGCCACCAAACCGGGCCGACCCAGCAGCACCGCGACGGCCAGACCCGCCACCACCGCCAGCCCCAACAGCAAAGAACTCAACAAGCCTTGCGTTTGCGGGGATCGTCCACGAATAGGAACCGTTGCTTCCTGTCGCGTCCGCTGGCCTGCTCGTTCGCGTGAACTCGTAGACCTCGCTGACCGGAGCGTAGGCCGAGTCGCCACGCAGGAACGTCGTGCTGTTCGCCGTGCCGGTGCCGAGCCGAGCCGCCGAAACCACCCCGCTCGTAATGTCACTGGCCGCATGGCTATGAACCGGCAGGAACGCCCCCGCAGGGCCGATCTCGGCGTACTGCGATCCCGTCCACTGGTAGGCCCGCGAGGCGTCGGTGGCGACGTAGATTTTCGACGCGAGGCCGGTCGCGGGAAACTGGGCCGTAGTCTGGAAATCCAGCACCTCCGCAGGGGCAGCGGCGGCGACGGCACTGGCGAAGTCCGTGACCTGACTTGCGCTATGCGTATGATGTTGAGTAGCTGCATCAGTGATCCCATACCCCGCCAGCGTGGTGGGCGTGCCGGTCAGCTCGCTCCAGGTGCTAGCCCCTCCGCCAGATGCGGCACTGTTCACGGCCGCTACGTACGTTGCCTCGTCAATCTCCTCCATGGCATCCGCCTCAATGAGAGGCGTGATGGCGGCGAGGATGGCGGTGTACTGGGGGAGGTCGGTATCGACGGCGAGGAGGACTCGTCGGAATCCGTCCCGGGGAGCCTGGAGGGCGGTCTGGAAGATGGACTTAGCCGTGCCGGTGGGATAGCCCAGCTGGACGTTCAGCGACTGCCGGAGGGCTTCGTACGTGGCTTCTGCGGTAATGTAATAGCGCTGCATTACAGGCCCCATTTCGCAGAGAGATAACGGGTGATCGCCGTCGCCTGCGGACTGCTTAGAGTGGCGTCGTAGACCAGCACCTCACCGATCAGTCCCTTGTAGAAGTTCTTCAGCGAGCCACCGGACCAGCCGGCACCGATTCTTCCATCAACCCCATAGAACGCCGCCGACGTGGATGGGTTGCCGGAAGCGGAGATCACCGCCAGCCCCGCGGCCGACGATGAGAGGGTGAACGACTGCGTCCCGGAGGATGCCAGATGGATCACCGTCTGGGTGGTTGAAGTAGCCGGATTCACTACAGCGAACGCATGCCACGTTGAGAGAGTCGTGACCGGGAGCGACAGCGTGTCGTTGATGCCGTCGAACGACAGGGCCGGGCGAGTCCCAATAGACGAGACGGTCGGCTGGTTGTTCGTCGCCGTCTGCACCGCCGATGAGCCGAACTTGGCAGACCACTCCCTAGCCGTCTGGGAGTCGTCCAGCCACAGCACTAGCCCGCCAATGGAGCGTGGGTCGAACGACCGGCGAGGGATCACAGGATTCTCCAGCGAGACGACGCGGCGTGATACACCAGCGTGGCTGACCCGCCGTCTGCATACAGGACATAGTTCGCCCCGTATGCAGAGCGGAAGCGATTGGCCGCCGTGCTGGAGTTGGACTCATGGGCCAGCGTGATGTTGGCCGACGCACTCACGTTGACCAGGAGAACACAGAACCCATCCACCGCACTGGCCGCAAGGCCAGTGATGTTCAACGCTCCGCTCGCCGTGATGTAGATCACATCCGCCACGCCGGGGGACCAGTCGTTCTGGCTGCTCGTCAGCGATGGAGTGAGGACTACGGGAGTAATCGCATCGGCCCCCGTGCTGCGGTGCGACGTGGCGTGGCTCGTCGGCACCCGGCTGTCGATGAGCCGACCGTCCGAGCCCAAGACCACCTCCGTAGAAGAGGCGTTGCCCACCGCCGGCACGTTACGCGAGGCTGCGGTCCCGGCATCGGTGACTGCACTCAGGGTGTGCTGATGGCTGGCCAGTGCAGCGCCGATGGCCGCCGGGGTGATGGGATCGGTTCCTGCAGACCCGTGCGAACTGGCATGACCAGTAGGGGCGCGGGCATTAGTGAGCCGGGCGTCATTGGTTGCCACCGCCCCAATCGCTGCGGGCGTAATGGGATCAGTGCCGGCCGAACCGTGAGTCGCCGCATGGGTAGCAGGGGCCCCGCCGCCAAGCGCAGCGATAGAAGCCAGCGTGACCTTGTTCGTCACGGTGCCGTCACCGCTGTCGGCGGCCACAACCGCATCAGCGGCAGCGGAGGAGAGCGGAAGCTGGGAGATGAATGTGTCTGGCATTAGTACTTCACCGTGATGTTCTTGGCGTCCTTAGTGATCAGGAAATTGCCGTTAGCGGCTTTGAGCGTGTACACCACCCGCACCACCGGCTGTGGCTTCTTGCGGGGAGCAAGCGTGATGCTGCTGGTCATCCCTTCACCAGCACAGAGAGATTGCAGCTGGCCGCACCGACGATGACCGGCGCGACGTACCCAAAGCCGAAGCACGCCTCCGGGATCGGGTGGGCACCGACAACCACCGCCGTAGTCACGGCAGCGCCATCGGAGAACACCTGAACTGGCACGTCCTCTGGGCCAGCCGATGCATGCCAGCGGATTTGCGTGGCGCCGTTAGTGTTGCCGATGATGACGCCGCCGCCGGAGTAACGGCCGTACGGAATACGCGGCGTGGTAGCCGCAGCCGACGACGCGGCAACGACCGTGGCACCATAGAAAAACCGTTCAATCTGACTCATTATCGACCTTTCGCTCTGTAAGTGTGCTTCTCCAGGATGCGCTCCCGCACATCCGCCGCCTTGGCGCCCGGGTTCTTCCGAAGCTCCTTGGCGACCTCTCGCTTAACGATCTTCTCGTTGATCAGTTTGCGCTGCGGGGCAGCCGGGCCCGGGTCGTAATTGACCGTGCCGGCCACAGCCATCCGGCGGCTCTTGGCCACGCGCATGATGTCGTCGTTCGATGACACCCAGGCTTCGGGGTCTTTCCAGCCACGCTTGTCCGCAAGCCCGCCGCAGTAGTACTTGCCGGAGATATTGATCCCGGCTTCCTTGGCTTCTTTGACCATCCACTTCGCGGACTGCACGGGCATGTCATCCAACTGCTGGTTGTTCATGCGGCCTTCCATGAACGCCCGGTCTGAGCCCTTGGTGCCCGGGGCGACTTGGAGAGCGCACATCGTGGCCCAGCGTTCCCCGTAGGGCAGGGCACGCCTGTACGTCTCAATCGCCTCTCGGCCGGCTCGCTGGACTTCGACGGGAATATCCATACTGGGCTATTGTCCTTGGGGAGGCGGAGCGGGGGGCGGCTCACCGGGCGGAGGACCAGGGGGCGGAGGAGGCGGTGGTGGAACGAGGTACGACGACACGTCGAACTGGTTCACCTGACCCCAGGCCGTCATCAGGCTATTGAACAGATCGGGCTGACCGGCCTGGAGAAGACCCTGCGCCACAGGCATGGCCACCTGCAGGAAGTTGTTGAGGTTCTCCGTCTTCGTCGCGAGATTCGGTTTACGAGCCGACCCGGCTTCGACGCGGTAGGAGTACTCGCGGACAATCGCGTCGGGATTCTCGCCCTGGACGTGCATGCCCCACGCCTGCGCGGCCATCGGTCCCAAGAGCGGTTCCACGTCCTGCGGATAGATCAACCACCGGGCGAGGAGGGCTTCCTTGCGAGCGACCTCCGAGAGAGCGTCTTCCAGAATATTTGCATAGTCGTCGGGCCTGACCGAGATTTGCTCGGCCTTCACCTGGGCTTCTGCAGCTGACCGGAACTGGTTCCGGGTCATACCATACAAAAGTTCAGTAAGCCCCACGCGGCGGTCGAAGAGGGCGGTGACCTCGCTGATGATCTGGTACATGTCCTGGGTCACGCCAGGAGTCTGGAACACCGAGATCACGTCGCTGACCGATCTGCCCACCGCCTCCGAGATTTCAACGATGTTGAATCCCTTCTCCGACTTCTCCAGAATCTTGGCCTTCAGGTCTGGGTCAGCCGCCTTGGCAACACCGATCAGCGTCTGCGAGGACGTGGCGATCCGGGTGGCGAGGAACGACATCGCCCAGTTGATGAACCGCAACTCCGAAATACCAGGGCGGATCAAGGAGATCGGCCATGAGTAGCCCGGCTTGCCGTGCCACGCCAGGAGCGTGAAGGGCCAGCCGTTTGGTTCAGCCCAGAAGGGGATCGGCCACTGGGCAGCCATGAAGAAGTTCTGCGGCACCCCGTTCTCGCCGGCCTCTTCCTGAAGCAGGGCAGGGGGGAGGTTCAATGGGAACTCCACGCCCTCTGCGACGACGATGTAACAGTTCTGGCCTAACGAATCAAACTTTCCTTGCAGGTCCTTGTCGGCGTCCTTCAGGCGATCTCCAAAGCCGGTCTTGGAGTAAATCTCCCAGTAGCAGATGAGGTCGTTCGTCTTGCCGTTCTTGCGCTTGGTTTCGTAGCCACGCTCACCTTCCTCCGTGCGGGAGGCGTAGGATTCGATGTGCCCCTTCAGGTCGTCGCGAGACAGGCCGAACTTCGCTGCCACCTCATCGATGGGCTGCGTCCGCTTGCGGGCGGCCCAGCGGATGTCTTCAAACTCATCGGCATCCGGGTCCCAGACGATGTTGTCGATGGAGTCAAAGAACGACCCGGCGAACTTCACCTGCGACCCAGAAGGCGAGTAGAGTTCGTGCCACCAGACACCAGCACCCTTAATGAACGCCTCTTCCACCACCTTGCGGGAGTGGCCTTTGAGGTTCAGTTCGTTGGGGGTGTAGTTCAAATATCCTTCCAACAACTGGGCGATCACCTTGCGGCGCTCCCACATCATCTGCTGCTGCTGAAGGCCCTGCTCGTACATCTGCATCCCGGGGTCCGGCATCATCACCGGCTGGCCGTCAGGCCCCATCACGGGACCATCGGGGCCCATCTGGGGAACCGGCTGCTGCGGGAAGATGCCCAGGAGAGCCGGGCCGACGATGGGGTACTCCTTCGGGCTGACCGTACGCTGCGGGTTACGGTGATGGATCACCGACGCAAACAGACGCACGGCCTCCCAGACGCGGTTGATGCACAACCGGATCGGCGGGGCATCGATCCCCTTGTTGTAGCCCTTGTCCCCACGCGCGGTGGAGTCCTTCCACATGGTGTCAGGATCGCTGTCATAGAAGCCAAGAGCCTCGGCCGCATCATCGGCAAAGGGCTTCTTGTGCTTCTTGGCTAGTTCGATCTTCTTCAGCCAAGTGGCCACTATTGGGCGCAGGGGATTCTCGTCGGCCATCTAGGTTCTCCTATGGATCAGTGTCCTAGCGGGCCTTTTTCCCCTCCAGGTCAGCCAGCTTCTTCTCCAGCAAGGCCACCTTTTCCGAGAGAATCGCATCCTTGCCTTTGCGCAGGTCCCAGAAGCCGTATTCCTTCCAGGCCGGGAACTCCGCCACCCCTGGATCGGTGACGTGATGGACGCTTGGACGCTCCACGCCACCGTAGCCCGGGGCGATGACCCAGAGCGTGAGCGTGCGGGACGAGACAGCGGTCACGATGCCCACGTTGGGCTCGGCACCTTCATGGCGGTAGTACTGAACAAAGTCACCCAGGTCAGCCTTCGGCATAGCAAAGTCGGTCATTTTCCAAATCCTTTCGGGGCTAGATACAAAGCGGGGTCTTCGGACTCCCGCTGGCGGCGTTTCTTCTCAGACAGGTACTTCACCCACCACGGCTCGGGACCATAGGTCTTCGGCGGGGCGTGGTACTTGGGCTCGTAGGCACAGAGGTATTCCAAGGATTGACAGGCGTGGACCTCTCCGCGGGTCTGCGGCTCATCGGTCACGTAGACCTGCCCGTTGACGGTGGTCGTCTTTTTTCGGTAGCGCCTCAGTTCCCTAAGAAGGTTGGGGCAGGAGCCTTCCAGGATTTTGAGTTTCGTCGTCCCGTCGCCACGGATGTGCAGCATCTGACGGACCATCGCTGTGCGGGCCGGGATGTCGTCAGACCCCGGCATGAACCCGAAGCCGGATATCTGGGAGCGGCAGTTCCGCTTCTTCAACTCCTCCGAATACAACTCATGGGGCAGTCGGCCGGACCCCAGGTCACGCAGCATGCCTCCGTGCATGTCCATGATGAAGTTGTAGAAATGCTGGTCCTGGGCCTTCTCCCAGAAGCGCTCGCCAAAGATCAGGCTGTTGCACTGCCTGATATACAGTTCGTCGTAGATGAGCAAGAACTTCTCGTCTGGGGGTACAGCACCGAAGACACACGCCATCACCGCATGGCCTGGATCGATGGCCACGTAGCGGGTCCAGTCGGGAGGCACCAGACCGGCCGGCAGTTCTGACCGGGGGAGAATGTGGACCGACTGGTTGAACGTCGGGTACATGAGGGTGGATTCGGTGGTGAACTCACCCTCGGCACGCATCTTCAATTCTTCTTGGCCAAGCGCGCTCCACCGCTCAATGTTCTTTCGCTTTTCCTCGTCATCAATGAAGTCGTTATCTAAAAACCTGAACGTGAACTTGCGGATGATCGGATTCTCTTCGCCGTTCTCAATCGCCTTGTCGGCACGTTCGCACAGCCCAATGAGCGCGTCATTCTTGGAGTGCGGCATGGCTGCCCACACAAAGCGGCCTTTGCGATCCGCCAGTCGGGCTTGGCACTCCCCCACCCAACGCTCGTTGTTAAGGTCCTCGTCCAGCCAAATAAAATCTGCCTGATAGCCCTGCGGAGGCTCGCCTTCAGAAGAGAAGCACCAGATGTTCCAGCCGTTGGTCAGTTCGACTTTGTTGAGATAGCCGGCGTTCTTCAGCACCCAGCTCATGTCTTTGATGAGCCGTGGCGGGATTAATGGCGGGGCTGGTTTGCTTTTAGACTTGTCGTCCCCCTTGCGCATGGAGCGCCACTCTCCCGTCTCTTCATCGCGGATGATTCGGAACGCCCCGGCTTTGAAGAGGATCGGATAGATGACAAGCCCGATGTGGGGCCAGTTGCGGCCGACGATGGCGAGGTTGCCGTCCTTCTCTGGATACTTGCCGTAGGGGTCTTGGCCCGTCACAGCGCGAGCCGCCTCCACGGCCACAGCCAGAGACTTACCACCTCGGTTACCACCCAGCACGATCCGTTCGCTCGCCATGCACTTGTGGAACTCTTCCTGATGAGGCATGGGGCGATAGAGCCGCAACGACTCCAGGCGGCGAGATGCAAGCTCGGCCTGCACCTCCCGCATCTGCTGGAGGGCGTGCTGAGAGACTTCAGGACCAGCCGTCTTGGGCGGGTCAGGCAGCTCTATCTTCGGATGCTTTTTCATTCACCTGCCTCATCGACTGAGGGTGCCACTCCCCGCACGTCCACAGGGAGTTCGTCTTCGGAAACACCCCCATCGCTTCGGTCGGATGCACCTGTGGCGGGAACCTCATGCACGACCCCTGGATCGACCTCGGCAGTTCCCGCAGCCACCACCGGCAACTCTCGCACGTCCCCATTGCTCTCTATCCTTGCTTGCTTGCCATTCACTTTGATCGCCAGGGCGGCGGCGAGAACGTCCCGCCGATACTGCGCTTCTAGCTCTTCTTCGGTCATCAACTCCAGCGGCTTCTTCGCCCCACCCATGGCGGTGTTGTTCACGATCAGCCGCAGGAGGGAATCCAACTGCTTGGTACGGAACGCTCCACCAGCGGGGGCGTCGAAGAACTGCTTCATAAACGCCCGCGAGAAACCCTCCACGCCGCCGAAGTACTTCATCATGCACTCCAGCAATTCGCTGGAATGCGGGATGTTCGTACCACCGACCCGGGATGCGGCGATGAAGAGATCGACCGCACCCTTCTCAATCTCAACGAGCTTCTTCTGACTCTTGGTCAGACGGTCGGCTTTGACCTGCTTGTTGCGACACTTCCGACAGCGGGCGTGGAAGCCGTCCTTGGACTTGTGGAAGTACTCTGGAGTGAGGGCGTAGCTGACCCCACATTTCACACAGGCCCGATACTCAGCCATTCACTTTCACGGAAAACTTCGGCTTCAGGTCTACGAGCTTCACGGTCGGATCGTAGCCGGCGGCCCACGATTCCTTCAGTTTCTCGCTGACCGCCTTGGCTTCGATGAACTGCGGCTTGCCGACACACTTCGGCTTCCAGTGACCTGCCCAAGCATCCCAGTTACAGAAGACCGGGTTGTAGCCCAGCTTCTGCGTACCGACGAGCGAGAGGTCGCGGGTCATCGTCACGTCTTCCGTCGAAGCCTTGTCGGCCGCGTACTTGTCGGCCCACTCATAGTAAAACCAAGGCTTGTCGGCTTCGGTCTTGGGCTCGGTCAGATCAAAGACCCGCATGTCGTACATGATCAGGCCCGTGGGCAGAGCAGCGCACTCCTGGATGCCCGACATCTTCACGGACTGCGACCGCTCGTACATCTTCAACTGGAAGTCCGGATTGGCGTTGTTGGACTGCATGTTGCGCCACTCAAAGACGTACACGCATTCTGCCGGGGGAGGGCCACAGTACGGAGCCCCGATCACACAGGGGCCCTTGTGGTAGTGGTCCACCAGGAAGTCGAAGGAGGACTGGAAGAACGGCTTGGCGTCCTGGTCTTGGCCGACAAGGAGGTCGGGCTTCATGTCCGAATCCACCATCACCAGCACGTCCACGCCAAACTCGCGCGCCATAAGGACGCAGCGATTGCGGGTCATGGTGATGGGCGTATCGGCTAGGTTCCAGATACGGATATTCTCAACGCGAGTGTCTCGGGACAGTTCCGAGACAAGGGGGGTCATCCATTCGCGGACGTCAGGAACTTCGGAGGAAATGCCTCCGTTCCCGCCATAAGAGAACGTACAGATACCGACGTTGAACTTCTGGTTCATGGGGCACCTCGGGGGGAGGCGTTAGTGTACGAAGTTACAGATTGCCGATCAACCCCATAATCCTGCCGCTGGGCTCACCCAGCCGTTGCTGACTGCGTTTTGTGCCTGACCCCACAGAGCCGGGATGTTGGGAGGCGGAGGCGGCGCCATGAACTCCGGAGGAGGGTTACCTCGTCCTTGGTAGACGCCAGAGCGACCGGCGTGTTGGGCGTTGTCTTGGATCAGCGCCGAGATAAGTGCATCGCGGTTGTTCAATGACTGCTGCTGACTGACCTGCCGTCCATCAGGGCC